CTGCGTAATTTAGTATATAATATATAAAATACTTATGAAGAAGAAGAAACCTAGTGAGAAACCACACTATGTAAACAACAAAGAGTTTTCTGGGTCAGTTGTTGATTACGTGAATTCAGCAAATGAAGCTCGTAGTAAGGAAGAGGACGAACCTGTAATTACTGAATATATCGGTACCTGTTTTTTAAAAATCGCAGAAGGCCTTTCGCATAAACCAAATTTCTCGGGATACACATACAGAGAGGAAATGGTTATGGATGCTGTTGAAAACTGTATTAAGGCTATTATGAATTATGACGTAAAGAAAGCAACTCGCACTGGTTTACCCAATGCCTTTGCGTATTTTACACAAATTACATATTACGCGTTTTTAAGACGAATTGCTAAAGAGAAAAAGCACCAAGATATTAAAGAGCTGTATATGGAACACGCCGGCGCTGCAGGTTTTATGGATACAGGTGGCTTCTCCGACGCGTCAGGTATTGTTGAGCGTGTTAGGTTTAAATCTCAACGGATCCGTGACAGAGATTCCGCTATTAAGAATTTTGGTAAGACTCTTAAAAAGAAGAAGAGATCAAAAAAGAGAATTAATGGCTTACTAGACGAGTTTTTATAATATGCGACTTGCTATAATTAATGACACCCATTCTGGGGTAAAAAATGGGTCTGATATTTTCTTAGATTACTCTGCCAAATTTTTTGATGATGTTTTCTTTCCATACTTACTAAAAAATGACATACGAGACATTGTACATCTTGGTGACTATTTTGATCATCGCAGGTTTGTTAACTTTAAAGTTTTAAAACATAATTTTGAAGTCTTTATTAAAAAGCTTTATGATTACGACATGTATATGGATATTATTCCAGGCAACCATGACGTTTATTACAAAAACACAAATGAATTAAATTCTTTAGAGCAAATTTTAGAGAAATATAACGACAGGATTCATATCCATATGAGCCCTACTGTTAAAAAATTTGAAGGACTAAACGTAGGTTTACTTCCTTGGATTTGCGAAGAGAATAGGGCGGAATCAATGGACTTCATTAAAAACTCTGAAGCTTCAGTATTGATGGGTCACCTTGAGCTAGGAGGTTTTAAATATATGGGCAACGCGAGTATCAAATCTCACGGCATGGATAAATCGCTATTTGATAGATACGATGCTGTTTACTCTGGCCATTATCATACTAAAAGCAGCGAAGGAAATGTTACATATCTTGGAACTCAATACCAATTAACATGGTCAGACGCCAATGATCCTAAATATTTCCATATACTTAACACGGAAACTAGAGAGCTTGAAGCTGTTGTAAATCCTAACGTTTTATTTCAAAAAATTTACTACGATGAAGATAACATTCCTTCTATAACACCTAGTTTAGTAAAGAATACTTATGTAAAAGTCATCGTTACTAATAAAAAAGATTTATTTGTTTTTGATAAATTCATGGAGCAAATATATGACTTCAACCCGTATGAAGTTAGGATAATAGAAAACTTTGACGAATATGGTGGAGATAAGATTAACGACGAAGACGTAAAAGTTGACGACACACCAACACTGTTAAATAGTTATATCGACGCGACAGAAACAAATTTAGACTCTAATGTTCTTAAAAAAATGATGCAAGAACTTTTGATTGAAGCGCAAGCCTTAGACAATATATAATGATTACATTTAAGAAACTCACTTGGAAAAACTTTTTATCTACCGGAAATAACGAAACTACAGTATATCTTAACAAAGATTCTGCCACTCTCGTCGTCGGTTCAAATGGTGCCGGAAAATCTACAATGCTTGACGCACTGTCTTTTGCACTTTTTGGTAAGCCTCACCGTAGTATTAATAAGCCGCAATTAGTAAACTCAATCAACAATAAAAATTGTTTAACAACAGTTGAATTTAGTGTAGGTCGTATTGAATACAGAATTGTCCGAGGAATTAAACCTAATATATTTGAGGTTTATCGAAATGGAAAGTTACTTAATCAGGAATCGCACAGCCGCGACTATCAAAAAATTATTGAACAGAATATTTTAAAACTTAACCACAAATCTTTTCACCAAGTAGTTGTATTAGGTTCTTCAAATTTTATTCCATTCATGCAATTACCTTCACACCAACGTAGGAATGTGATTGAAGATCTACTTGATATTGGAATTTTCACTAAGATGAATGGTGTTCTTAAAGAGAAAACTATGGCTCTTCGCCATAAAATGAACGACACTGATAATGAACTTAAGATTCTTAAAGAAACAATCAAACTTCAAACTTCGCATATTAGAGAATTAAAGAAGATTGATTCTACACAAGAAGAAAAAAGAACAAAGGAGATAGGTTCCATTAATGAAGAAATTTCTGTATTAGAAGATAGTAACTTAGGACTCAAACAGGAGTATGATTTAAATTATAAAACTACTGTTGAAGGCCACGAAAAAGCATCAAGCAACAAAACATCACACACAGTAGAAATTTCTAACCTTAAGCGTAATATGGATGACGTTGTTAAGGAGTCTAAGTTTTACGAAAAAAATGATCACTGTCCTACGTGTTCTCAAGATATTTCTACAGAGCTTAAAGAGTCTAAAAACAAAGAATGCCAAAATAAAGCTAAATCTCTCAATTTAGAGTATGTAAATACAAAGGAACAACTAAAGGTGTCTGAATCTGAAGTAAATAAGTTGTATGCTCAAATTGTGCATCTCAATGAAGTCAATAATAGTATTAGACAAAACGAGACACGAATCAATATTCTTAAAACTAGAGTTGAAGCTTTGTCACAAAAGGCCGATGTTCAAGACACTACTGAGGCAGAATCAAAACTTTCAGAGGATAAGGAAAAAAGTTTAAAACTTCTTGAACTTAGATTTGAACAGACTACATTAACTTCTTACTTTGATGCTATTGGTGAATTGCTAAGAGATACTGGTATAAAAACAAAAGTTATCAGACAATATCTTCCTATTATGAATAAGCTCATTAACCAGTATTTGCAGGTTCTTGATTTTTTTGTTCTTTTCAACCTCGATGATTCATTCAATGAAACAATTAAATCTCGGCATAGGGATGAATTCACATATTCTTCATTTTCAGAAGGAGAAAAACAAAGGATAGATTTGAGTTTACTTTTTTCGTGGAGACAGATTGCTCGCATGAAGAACAGCGCAAATACAAATTTACTAATTTTGGACGAGACATTCGATTCAAGTATGGATGCTGATGGTGTTGACAATCTGCTTAAAATTCTAAATACCCTTGGAAAAGAAACCAACGTCTTTATTATTTCTCATAAACAAGATCTTTTAGAAGGAAAGTTTCCTATGAAGATAGAGTTTGAGAAGATTAAAAACTTCAGCCAGATGAAAAAAGGTGAAAAATAGTATTTACAGATTGCTCAAAACGTGATATAATATCTACATACCAATAAAAACTTCAGTGGTTAATAGCCACATTTCATAGCATAACCTAACCTGATTAAGTCCTCGTCTCCTAGCGGAGGCGAGGCAACCTTTAAAAATGACTGGAATCAAATACGATTCGCAAAAACCAGACTACAGCTTAATCCCGCCAAACGCGTTGGATGATGTAGTTAAAGTGTTAACTTACGGAGCTCAAAAATATGACAGAAACAATTGGCAACACCTTGAGAATCTTGATAGTCGTTATTTTGCTGCAGCGCAACGTCATCTATGGGCGTTGCAACGAGGCGAAACATTGGATGAGGAGACCGGCATTCATCATGCCGCACACGCAATTTGCTGCATGATGTTTATGCTTGAATTTTATTATTTACAAACTGACAAAAACAATATATAATATACTCGTTATGAAAATAAGCAAAGAAACCATTGAAGTCTTAAAAAACTTCTCAGGTATTAACCCAAATCTTGTTATTAAACAAGGGAACAAACTATCAACAATTGCTGATGCAAAAAACATTATGGCTGATGTTACTGTAAGCGAAGTGTTTGACACTGAAGTAGGAATTTACGATTTGAATGAATTCCTATCTGCGCTAAATCTAATTGAAGATCCAGAACTAGATTTTGGAGACAATTCAGTAACTATTGCAAACAGCCGTGCATCTGTAAATTACCGATACTCAGATCCTCTTATTCTTACTTCTCCACAAAAAGAAGTAAATATGCCTGATCCTGATTTCACTGTTGAGATCTCATCCAATACGATTAACGAAATAAGAAAAGCCGGCGGGGCTTTAGGACATGCTGTTGTTTCTATTTCTTCTTCTGAAGATAGCGAAAAAGTTTATTTAGAAGTGAAAGATCCTGATAATTCATCGGCCAATATGTATCGTCTAAATATTGGAGATGGCGAATCTCGTACATATGATTTTCAATTTCTTATTTCAAATTTAAAACTTTTGCCAGACGACTACGAAATTTCTGTAAGTTCTAAACTGATTTCGCAGTGGAAAGGTATAAATAGTAAAACACAATATTGGATTGCACTAGAAAAAAATTCATCATTTAACTCATAACAAAAATAATATATTATGTCAAAGAAAACAGTAGAACCTACTCAAGAAGTAGAAAACGCACAAAATGAAGAGGGACAAACTGAACCCCAGATTTCATTTAATCAAATCGCCGCAGTAACTGAGATCATTGATCTATGTTCAACCCGCGGTGCATTTAAAGGAGCAGAGCTTGAAGCTATTGGTCAAATTCGAAACTCTTTTGCTGGATTTGTTGATTTCCACGCGCCAAAAGAAGAAGAAAAACCGACGTCTGCTCCAAGCGCTGAGGGGACCGAGGAAACCTCGGAGTAGTTAACCGGCAACCTGGGCTAAGTTGTTAAACTGCCCAATTTTAAATATTATGACTGGAAAAAAACCACAAAGAGCTTATATTAAGCTTGTTAAAAATAAAAAATCGCGCACAAGCGCTTCGGAAAATTATTTTCATGTATTCGCTGAGAATGGTGAAGCGTACCTCTTTACCCACAATGATATGGAGAAAGCTTTGAACCGTGCAAAAAGAAATCCAGAGGATACATATCCTGTTGAATTTGCTGAGCCTGAACCAAAGGTGATTGAAAAGGAAGTCGTGAAATATGTCGAGATTACAAAACCTGGCATTTTCTCTAGATTGGCCAATATTTTTAAGTAAGATACAAGCTCCGATAGCTCAGTTGGTAGAGCAGTTGATTTGTAATCACCAGGCCGTCGGTTCAAGTCCGACTCGGAGCTCCATTTAGTCCGAAGTAGCTCAGTGGTAGAGCGGGTGGCTGTGAAACACTAGGTCGTAGGTAAAATATCGACCATCGCAGA